TCAATCAAAAAGCCACCTATATAGCGTATTTATAACGCTATCCCAACTTATATCTTGTGCATAAGGATTTTTAACGATATAATTTTTCCATAAACTTTTAAGTTTTTCACTTTCTTTAATATTAATTAAAATATTTTCGGTATTGAATATCTGATTCTCAGAACCTCTGTTTTTTGAAGTGGCAGTCAAAGCCTTCTTAAACAGATCTTTATCTATATTTTTGGCTTGAAACTTGGTTAGAATGTAAATATCATAAAAATCTCTCATGCGAGTATTGGCTTCTCCTCTTGAAATAATCGACTCTACTTTTTCTGCTAAAACAGTTTCCAAATTATAGGCTAAAACTTCAATGTTTCTGTCCTCAAGAAGCAGTTTAAACGAATATTTCACGGCATCGGGAGTAATCTTATCCCCTGTTGTGATATCAACTTTTAGCGGTATTTTAGATTCATCTACCATACCCATCAAACTAAGCCTAAAACCATGATATTCGGCATCTTCTCGAATTTCTGTTATATTCAAGAGTTTTATTGTTATACCATCGTCAATTTCTATTTTCAAAATATCTCCAAACGCCTTTTCCAGCTTTTCTTTTGAAAGAGGAAAATGCCTAAGCGTAGCATCTAAATCAATTGTAGATCTTGAGTCAATCCCAACGATTGACGCTACAAGCATTCCGCCTTTAAGGACAAAATTATCTTTATACTTTGATTTTGAAATACGTTCCAACAAACGCTCTAACATGTAATTTCTTAGCACTATTCCTGAATTTATATTTTTCTCTTTAGCTATATTTCGTATAAGTGCTTTCATCCTCATTGATGTCATTTATAAAAGTACCTCCAAGTAACTGTCTAAAACTTTTTGTATCTTAAATGTTTTTGCAAACTGTGTAAGCTTATAAATATCTTTTTCTTTTAAGTTAACATAACGCTTAATCGCTTCATTTAGAACATATTTATCCATTTTATTTCTCGCACGTAAAATATCACAAATTGTTCTTTCCTTATCATAAACAGTAATATCTCTCCCATAGATCGTCTTGGCCGTAGTTTTTCCAATCTCAAAAAATTCTTCTTTTACAGTGTGAACTTCAATATTCGAGCTTTTGAGTCTTGAAGGATTATATCCGCTTGGCAATGTAATGGTGTAAAAAAGCGGATCACGATCTGTAAGATTATGAATATAAAGGGCTGTTTCATGGGAAAAAATGGCTTTGTTTGTACGCAAACTGATTAGATACATTTCGTCTTCAAATACTTCGTTAGAAGCATAGATACCCCTCGATATCATTTGAATTTCGTTTTCGTTTTTTAAAATCCATAAATATTGACGAGGAATACCGGCTGCCTCGACTTCTTCTGTAGATAGAATACCCGATGAAGCTTTGAAAAGTTTTTTTAGTTTCTCTTTAAAAGACATTATAATCACCTTCTTGTTTTGACATTGGCGCTATTATTATAAACATAATTAGCACGGTTGTCAAATCGATGAAAAAGAATCAACTTTCTTCATACAGATTTTTATAGAAGAAAGTATAACTTGAAAGGCTTTACTATTTTATCATCAGTTGATATATTTGCTTAGAGCTTTCAGGGTCACGATAGAGGAGCATTCCTACCGCTCGTACCACAGAATGCTGTGTAGCCAATAATCCAATTGGCCCAAAAACAAATGCTTCTGCCATAACGTTATTAAAATCTTCCATTTCTTCTTCTCCTACGATAGAAGATCTTTTGGGGAAATAACTGTTTGCTACGGGATAGTCGATTTTCATTAGCACTTTATTTTTATATTGTTTTTTAATTCTTTATGTATCATTTCGAGATTTTCAAGTACTATTTTTCCTGCATAAAATTCTACTTTAGTATGTTCTTCTTTAAAATCTACCAGGTGGCTGTCAATATATTTTTTAACGATTTCAATAAATATACTTTTTTCTTTATCAAATCTTCATTGTCTCCGCAAACGATATAGCAGTCTGCAAGAATACCCCAACAAATGTCATCTGCTACCGAAGAAGCAGTAGCTAAATCTAAATCTGCAAGCGTTTCAAATAGCACATTTAGATATTTATCCAAATAATATCCTTTATCACCAAGCTCTGATTTTATCTTGCTTGCCAATCTCCAGAATTCATCCATGTTTCCGCGAATACTTATAAAATTTGGTTTACCAAAAAATCTATCACGATTTTGAAAAATATTCATTTAAAGTCTCCTACCCAATTATTTTTTTGAGTATCAAAACCATCGCAAACTATATAAACTCTAATTTTTTGGTAAATCAAGTATATATTCTCATAAAAACAAAAAACGGATTATACTACAGTTTCTTCCTGCAATATAATCCGCTATCTGTCTACAAACATCATATTTAATTTGAATTTCTAAATTTAAACTCTACCTTTCCATCCTCATAAACTACAATTTTATCTACCAACACATACCAAAGTCGCTCGTCAAATTCAGATATAACTTTACTATGGTTTTTAAGATTGTCAATAAATATTCTTATTTTATCCATGCGAACTTTTAAATCTTGTTTTTTGTCTTCTAATTTCGATAATTCACTTTTTATTTTTTCGTATTTTTCGGTGTAAGAATTATATTTTTTATTGTATTCATCTTGGTTCATAGGCTTTCTTGAGTTATCGTATATTAAAGATTTCATAAGCTCCACTATTACTTTGCATTCTTCTTCGAGTTTTATAATCTCATTGTCTATTGCCTTGGTATCAATAATACTTAAAATCACTTCTTCGCAATCCTTTATAATTGACTCTTTATTCTCAATCAAATTGTTGAAGGCCTTTATAAAATTCTCTTTTATCTGCTCTTCGCTTAAATGGGGAGTTTTGCACTTTTCTTTATTTTTAAACTTTTTATTGCATTGCCATATTACCTTTTTGTACTTTGAATTTGAGTGCCATACTTTTGACCCATAAAATCCTCCGCATTCGCCACAAACAATTTTACTTGAGAATGGACTTATGCTGCTGTGGCCGCGTTTGGACAATTTTCTCTTCTTCATTTCATCTTGAACTAGATCATATATTTCAGGTGAAATAATCGCTTCGTGACTATTTTTTACGTAATATTGTGGTATTTCACCATTGTTTTTCTTTTTCTTCTTTGTTAAAAAATCAATTGTATAACATTTCTGTAAAAGCGCATCACCCTTATATTTTTCATTTGTAAGAATACTTTTAACTGTGCTAGTAGTCCACTTTTCTTTGCCCGCTGGAGTCGGTATTTTTTCATTTGTTAGATACGTTGAAATCGCTGATACAGTTTTCCCTTCAAGAAACAATCTATAAATTAATCTTACAATTCTAGCTTCTTTTTCCACTATCTTCGGGAAACCGTCCTCTCCTTTCTCATATCCTAAAAACTGCTTGTATGGAAGACTTACTTTTCCGTCTGCAAATCTCTTGCGTTGTCCCCATGTAACATTTTCGCTTATTGACCTTGACTCTTCCTGTGCAAGGGAACTCATTATTGTTATTAATAATTCTCCTTTTGAATCCAATGTATAGATATTTTCTTTCTCGAAATATACCTCCACACCTTTTTCCTTAAGTTTTCGTACTGTGGTTAAGGTATCGACTGTATTTCTTGCAAATCTTGATACTGATTTTGTAACTATTAGATCTATTTTTCCTGCTAGAGCATCTTTGACCATTCTATTGAAGCCATCACGCTTTTTGGTATTTGTCGCACTGATTCCCTCATCTGTGTAAACTTCTATAAACTCCCAGTCATCTTTTGACTTTATATATCTCGTGTAATAATCCACCTGTGCTTCGTAACTTAAAATTTGTTCCTCACTGTCTGTCGACACTCTGGCATAGGCCGCAACCCTTCTTCTTCGCCATATAACCTTTGGAGTATTTGTGAACAGATCTAATGTTGCAGGAATAACCGTAATTTTACGACTTACATTTGTATTATAGTTTACAGCTTGATTCAAAGTTTTTACTCCTCTCAATGCTATTTATCTTATTTTCTCTTGCGAGTTGTTTCATTTCAGGAGTCCACGACGCACTTCTTGATGGATAATTCCATGTCTTTGTAACTTGACTACCATCTTTAAATATAAAACGCAATTCACCTTTATTCGGAACTATAATTTGTTTGATTTTTTCTTCAAAAACGTTTTTATCAAAATGTGATATACCTAATACTTCTGCTGATATTGTCTCTAGTATCTCTTCTGGTATCTGACTTGAGGGACAATATTTCTTTCCGTATGTATTAAATGTAGAACATATCCATACAGGCTTTTCGTATTTGGTTCCACTTGCAGAGATTTTTCTATTATAGCTTTTACCGCATAAATTGCATTTGATTTTACTTGTAAAAGCATACGTATTCAAATTGTTTCCTTTTGAATATTTTTTAGCGCGTTTAGCAATTTCATCTTGCACTCTTAAAAAAGTGTCTTTATCTATTATTGGTGTGTGGCTTTTCTCAACGTAATACTTAGGAAGTTCACCCTTGTTTATACAATGCTTTTTGCTTATATGATCCTTAATAAATGTCTTTTGCAAAATTAAGTCTCCCATATATTTTTCATTTTGTAGAATTGTCCGGACACTATTTTTATTCCACTTCGTACTGTGTCGAGGTTTAATTTTCATCTTTTCAAGTTTTCTTGCTATCATTAACATACCCATACCATTTAGATAGTCTTCAAATATCATTTTTACAATCTTTGCTTCACTGGATTCAACTTCAAAATTTCCATTCTCATATATATATCCTAAAGTTTTAGAATTAAATGGTACACCACATTTAAATTTATCTCGTATTCTCCATTTACAATTTTCACTAACGGATAAACTTTCCTCCTGTGTAAAAGAAGAGAGGAGGGTGAGCATTAACTCACCATCCTCCGATAAACTATGAATATTCTCATTTTCGAAATACACGTCGATGCCAAGATTTTTAAGTTCCCTTACTGTTTCCAGTACGGTCAGTGTATTTCTCGCAAACCTTGATATAGATTTAGTGATTATCATATCAATCTTTCCCTGCTTGCAGTCGGATATTAGTCTTTGAAATTCCTGTCTGTTATCTTTAGTTCCTGTCTTAGCCTCATCTACATATACACCAACATACTCCCACTGAGGATTTTTTTGAATAAATTCACTATAGTAGCTTATCTGTGCAGACAAAGAATGAAGCATTGCATCTTTACCACTTGATACTCTCACATAGGCTGCTACTTTCTTTATAACTGGTAATGCATAAAAATCGGGTTTTATTTTTATGATTTCTCTTTGCATTTTTTAACCTCCTTTTTACCTCATCACATATTACCTCTTAAAAAGCCCGATATCAAGCCATTTTAGTGATATAATGTGCCGAATATGGGAGCATATTTTTTTATGAATATTGTATCAATTTTACCGTACTCCTTCTCTGTTATGAGGCCTAACTCCAGCATTTCTTTTATGAGGCTCATCCTCACCTGATATTCCTTTTCAGACTCAAATTGCACATCAGTCATAAATAAAACTCCTCCATTAATCTTTAAAACGATAGCTTATATAACATTCATGACTGCAGTATTTTCGATCCTTGTTATCATAACTCTTGAATTCTTTTCCACAAGCTTTACAAACTAAAATTTTTATACACTTTCTACTTGACTCTGCATTCTTCCTCCACCACTCAAATCTGCATGAATCACAGCAAAATTTCTTCATACCATTCCTTGAAACCCTTTCTAATGGTTTTCTGCAATTTTTACATAACGTTGTGCCTTTGCATTTTGTGCAGTTTCTTCTTAAAAATGATTTTATTGTATTTACTGATAATCCCGTATTTTCTGAGATTTTTGCGTAACTTAAACCACCACTTTTCATGTCTAAAACTTTAGCTTTTAAGTCTGAATTCATAGTTTCCTCCAAAAGAAATAAGAGACGAAAATCTATCCGTCGCCTACCACCAAAAAGTATTGTTTAATGCATAACATTTATTTTTGTAAGCAAATCATAAATGTAGTTTGCGCCTCTAGAAATTAATATTCCTGTCAAAATACACCCGACATAGGGAACATTAGACTCCATGTTTAAATATTTCGGTAAATCAAATTTGTAAGCAATAGCAACAACGGTTCCTAAAACTAAGCTAAGAATCATTTGCCACGGTGCATCACCGGACACAAAAAACTCATTAAAATATGTAATGATTCCCTCAACAAGTACCGCTGCCATAACCATTTTTGAAACATCCTGCTTCATAGTTCCATCTCCTCAATTCGGTATTTTTAAGACTTGTCCAGGGTAAATTGTGGTTGATTCTAAGCTGTTTAAATTCACAATTTCTTTATATCTTGTACCGTCACCTAAAAATCTCCGTGCGATACTCCAAAGGGTATCACCTTTTTGTATTGTGTAGGTCGTATATGATTTGAATTGGCTCTCTGTTGGAATTTTTATGGTTTGTCCGGGATAAATCGTGTCAGAAGCTAACCCATTTAAGCTTTTTAGCTCTGAATATTTCGACCCGTTGCCTAGATAACGTTCTGCAATCCCCCACAAGGTATCGCCGGATTTTACAATGTACGTTGTAAAAGAATTTTCTGTTTCATTCGGCAGAGTAGGGACTGGGGGAGTTTGTGTTGCATCCTGCTTGAAGCCGTTAAGTCCGTTAGCTTTAATGATGGACGGGTAGTCTTTATAACTTATGTTCATGTCAACATTTCCACTGATTCCACTTACCTTTCCATTATCGGAGTATTGCCAAATTCCGTAAGGCTTTTTGTAGCCGCAAGATGTACTCCAGTGCGCAACCCATTTATCGAATCGGTCAAGTTCTCTTGAATTTAGCTGATTGTTAAGCCAGGAAAGGTTTGCATAGAGCGATGCATAATATCCGGCCCCCTCAATGCCTAGTAAAAACGTTTTACAGACGTCAATTAAAGTTTGATTGCTCGGCATGCTATGATTTTTCTTGTATCCGTCAGCGTCCTCCATATCGAAAAAGACCGGGTACTCCGGCCTTGTGCTTTTTAGTAGCCTCAAAGCGTGCTGAACTTCGCTTTTTGCATCTTCTAAGTTCAATGCGTAACTGTAGAGATATGCACCCCATGGAAGTCCTGCACTTTCACAACCTTGTACATTTGCTTCAAAATAAGCGTCGTCCTGTGACTGCATATCGTTACCAAACCCAAGCCGCAAAATCGCAAACTGTATGCCGCTATTTTTGACTTTTTCCCAGTCTATTCGCCCTTGATGGGCGCTAACATCAATTCCTTTAAACATTTTTTATGCCTCCAAAATTTTATTTTTCAATATAAAACAAAAATCCTGGCGTGTTGCTCAGCCAAGACAAAGTTATTTTTATAGTTTCATGTAACGCGAAGAATAAAACAAGCCTGTTGGGTCGCTACCGGTGTTGGAATAGGTTCCAACCAGCCAGGTCCCGTTCGCGTTTTCTAAAAATCTGATGTAGTAATTTTTAAATTTCGGAATTTCTGAATCTGAAGAAATGGATTGGACCCAAGTCTTTCCATCTTTTGAAAAATAAACTCCGCTATAGCTGACATCACTTGCTCCGCTACCCGCAAGCCACATACCATCGGCATTTTTTATATGTTCAAAACTCCCGCTTGTAACATTGGATTTTGTCCAGGTTTTGCCACTTGTCGAGTAATACAGTCCTGTAGCCACACTCCCGTGCCCGTAACTTCCAGCTACCCACAAATTGTTTGTTTTCGTTATTGCGTAAAAATTTCCGCTGGTAAGGTTAGACTGCGTCCAGGTCATTCCGTCTGTAGAATAATATAATCCGTTGCTGTTATAGCCACCGGCAAGCCATATACCGTCTGCATAAGTTATAGTTTTGAATCCTCCGGTTGTCTGATTTGATTGCGTCCAATCTATGCCATTTGTGGAATAATATAGTCCTGTGCCACTTGACAAACCGCTAAGAACCCATACTCCGCTTGCATATTGGGCCATATTACAAGATGAACCGGAAAAGTTTCCTCGAGTCCATGACTTGCCATCATTAGAATAATATGTGCCGCCATACCCACCTGCTATCCACAAATTATTGGCATTTATTGCAAACTCGACATCGTCAGTGAGGTTTGATTGCGTCCAATTTAGACCATCTATGGAATAGTACAGGCCATAATAGCCACCTGCCAGCCATAAACCGTTCATATATGTCACGAAACTGGTTTGTGATTTTTCGCTTGTTAAAACTATTTTTGTCCAATTTTTTCCATTCGCAGAGTAATATAAATCAGACGCGTGATCTGAATAAGCTATCCACACGCCATTTGCGTAGATTACAGAATCGCAAGACTCAGTTACATCAGATGCTGTCCAGGTTTTACCGTTGTTGTCTGAATAAAACAGGCCATCATAGTTTCCAGATACCCAGCGTCCATTTCCATAAGTTGCAAAATTTATATGGCCGCCTGTGAGTGCACTTTTTGACCGTGTCCAGACTTTTCCATTGTTTTCAGTAAGTTGCCCGCCTGTCTCGCGCCTTGATATAATCGCATTTCCCATTACCTCACCACCTTTAGCTGAATTGGAATTGCAACTGTCGGTGCTTCTTCCAAACAAGTCACAGTTATACTGCCGTCTGCAGTTTCTATTTTAGAAATATAACTCCAGGCTTCTAACTGCTGCAAAGCCACAGTTTTTGAAGAATCTAAAACCACGTCAACAATTGGGTTGTCCGAGGCTAAAATTCCAGTTACCGCAACGGTTTGAGTGTATTCGCCACTCTCTTCTTTTTCCCAGTTTGTACCAATTTCTGCAGTGTAGGTCGTGCTCGAACTGCCGCCTCCGCTGATAATTAAATCAACAATCTTTTGATTATCTGGAGTAATTAAAGTTCCATTTAATTTTACGCCTTGAATCGCTGAATCTGCCTTTTCTCCTTGCTCGGTCGTCGCTCCACCGATTGAAGTTGCATCGATATCTACAATGCGAGAGCTGTCAGGATTAACCAGTGAGCCGTTGACTTTTACGCCCTGAATCGCAGTGTCGGCTTTTGCGCCTTGCTCTGCCGTTGCCCCGCCGAAATCTTCGAGAACTATATTGACTTGGCGATTTATATCCGGGGAAATGTGCGTGCCGTTTAGCTGAATCCCTTGAATCGCATAATCAGCTTTTTGACCTTGCTCCTGAGTTGCGGCACCGATATTTTCAGGTTTTATCTGTTGCCAGGTATTATCATTTCTGAGAAAAACTGAGTTGTCCGCAGCCTGCACGGCCGGAACGTGTTCGCCATGATTAATTGGTGCCGCACCTATGTCCGTGGCTGACAGCAAAATATCGTTTGACAGCGCTTTTTGATTAATCGTACGAGTTTTGGGCACAGCCTCAATATCTGCGGCGGTTATCGTGATGTTGCTGGCCAAAGATTTTCCGTTAACTGTCCGTGTAATCGGTACCGCTTCGATGTTTTCCGGAGTTACATTCACAATATTGCTACTGTCGGGCAAAATCGATGTACCATTGCCTCGAATGCCCTGAATAGCGCTGTCTGCCTTGATTCCCTGCTCATTCGACGCTGCACCAACATCAGAATACGAAAGGTTAATGTCCTCAGATAAGGCCTTTTTGTTTACAGTGCGACTAATCGGCACTGCTTTAATGTTTTCCGGAGTTATATTAACATAATCATCTGAATCTGGGACAATTAAAATATTGCTCCCTTTAACGCCTTGAATGGCGCTGTCTGCCCTGATCCCTTGAGCTGCACTTGCATACTCTGAACCATGTTTTCCATCAAGCAAATCGGCGTCCAGCCCACTGCCTTCGCCGTCCAGAGACATTATCTTTTCCATGATATTTTCTTCAGAATACGCATCCATCACTTTTTTTACGTCAGCCAAAGCTTCGTCAAGTACTGTAAACTCCGAAGTACTCTCGACTGCCGATTCAAAATCGGTGCAGCGGACAATTTCAATACTAAGGCCTTTTACTTTAAGTTTTGTAAGCTCATCGTCCAGAACATCAATCTCGCAATCTCGCATGATACCGGGCACAATCGACATTTGTGAAGTCATGGCAAGATTTACAAGGCCTTTTTGAGCGTCGATAATCTCACAGTAGTTGAAAATCAAGTTCCCGTCGGGTTTTGTGGCATAAAAAATGACGGTTTTATCCGTCAAGTTGAATGCTTTTTTCTTATCTATAATTTTAATCTCCAAAAATCTCGAATTGACTTCGCCTTGATTAACCTGCACTCGCACTTCATTAGGCTGCCATACGTCGAGTGTCACTAGTGTTGTTGTCATTTTTCATCCTCCTGTTCACTTTTATTTTTTCCCAAAATGGAATTTACGTCATTTAACGTTTCGATTCTGGCTTGCGACTTGATTTCTGCTAGTATATCAGCAATTATTCCCTCCAGAATAAAAGCTGGCAGATTGTACTCCACGCTCGCCATATTGACACAGCTCAGGATTTTTCCCTTTGAGTTCGCTATTTTTAAAGATATTGGCAATTCCAATGTTAGTGTTCCTCCTTTTGCAATTTTTCTAACAATTTTTGCACATCCTCTTTGGTGTAAACTTCCTGCTTTATGGCGGTTTGTACTTCGCATTGCGTATTTGTTTTTATTTCATGTTTTGCATCTTCAGGCGTTATATAAATATCCACAATTTGCTCCTTTTATCTTTTGCTAATCTATTTGTACCAAGAACCACTGACTAAAATTCCGTTTTTAAATTCTAATTTACACCCATTAGACCATTGACTTAAAGTACCATCACTATTTACAGATAGAGGCTGAACCATAGTGAGTGTAGAAGTAATGCCGCCTCCCTCAAAATTGACGTTTTTTAAAGTGTAATAATGCATATCAATGTCACAGCCTGCGTGTAGTGTATTTCCAGTATAATTGCTCCAACCTTTTCCACTTTGCACATAAGTCCACTTCATTGTGTAACTGCTGGCACCAGAACTAGCTTTTGCTGACCAAGACATGTATGCACCCTGATACTCCAAATCAAAAGTTAGGCCCTTTTTGGCATTATCAGTTGAAAGCTGGTTGGTTCCAATTTTTCCAACATAATAACCATCTCGATAAAAATGGTTGCCATTTTCATTGAATACCGCACGTTTTTGGCTAGTCGAAACAGAGCCATTGTAAATCGCCAATTGTCCGGATTCAAGTTGAATATAATTGCTGTTGTTATTCCACGCAACACGCACGCTATAGGCGTTTTGCGTGATTTTCGTACTAAATTCAGAATTATTAACCTTCTTTGAAACTTCTGTGCTAATTTCGCTTGCAGTCTGCGTTAGCGCTGTTTTTGTGGCGTAAGTGTTTGCTGCCGAATTTTTTGTTAAATAAGTCTGTGCAACCTCAGAAGTAATGCTGTTGGCTGTCTGAGTGATTGACGAAGATAGCGTAGATTCAACACCTTTGGCGCGTGTGGTTTCACGCTCTATTTTGCTTGAAAGTTGACCATCTGCTGCCTTGAATGCCTGAGTTACAGAAGTTTCAACACCGTTTATCGAGTCTGTGACACTTTTCTTGTATTCTTGTGAAAGACTTCCTGATTCGACCGAACCAGCTTTGATAAGTGCACCGTTGATTGTCCCAGCGGTAATAAAGTCTGCAACAATCGCTCCATCCATAGTCATTGCAATAGCGAACGGCCCATTTACCCCAGTTGAACTGTAGCCAAGCCCCGATAAATTCCAGCGCCAAACTTTCTGCGCTGTGTCTATGTCCGGAGTATCCATAATGAAAATTTCCTGTGGCTTCTCTGCTGGGTGCATAACGATATAACCGCCGGAATTGCCCGTGATTAGCTGCGTTGCATTTATTATTGCTTGTTCAAGGGCTGTGGTGGTTTCTGCTTTTTGTTGTTTAACATATTGCTTTTGAATATCGCCGTACTTTGGATTTGCGTTTCCCAAAACAACCTTGTTGTAACGCCCCGACAGAGCATCAAATTCATAGCTTATGACTTTGGCTGAAAGTTCTATATCTAAATCTTCATGAAAAATCTTGACGGTATCGCCTAAATAAACATTCTCTAAAACCGCAAGGTCTTTATATTCTTCTGTGTCCTGAAGTGGGACAAACTCGACCGTGGCGGTAACCTGAGGTTTATCTAGTCCGTTTTCAAATTCCTGTTGTGCCGCGTTTCTGAGGGCATCTAAAGCTTGTGATTCGCTTACATTTTCATCTATTTTTATATCAGAACAATGGATTCGTGTGGTTTTGATGTTTGTGTAATTATTAATAAGCGGCGATACTACGTACTTTTCCGGCAACTTTAAGAGCGTTTGTCCATCGGATTTTAACCCTGTTGGCATGATTTTCGTTGCAACGCCTGATAAATCCGTCACAAACCGCAATCCAGTAAGGTTTTTGCGGTATCTGATTGACACCCCACGGTTTTCTCCAAGATGACTTTTTATTCTAATATTAAAATTATCGCGTTCTAATTCGCCGCCCCAGACTTCTATAAAAGCATTATCAGCACCCAAAATCGCCTTGACCGGGCTCATCATTTGATAATTTGCTGAACCTTGATTTGCAATATCAGAACTGCCTACAAACGGCGTGTTTTCTAAAATTCTTGTTATTGCCAAAGCTCCGCTACCGCTTGGGCGTGTGTCCTCGATGAAATAATCTAATAGGTCATAAAAAATGTGCCGGCAGTAAAACACTGGGTTCCCAAGCATGTCAACGTCAGAGTTATAAACTCTGAAGAGTTGGCTTGATTTCGGCGTTGGTACTTTTATTATCTGTTCATTTTCAATCAGCTGGGAGCCGCGTGACATCGTGAGCTTCAAGGAATAATCGCCATTGAGTTCTTCTGTCACAATCGCTTCAATCGGCTGTAAAACCGTTATGCCGTTGTGCGTGAAGTCTGTTTCACTTTTGTCATAAAGATTTATAATAAAAATCACCACCTAAATTGTTCATTATTCATTATTAATTATTAAATCCACCTCCAGTTTGGCTGTATTTCAAGCCTCGTGACGTTTCCAAGCCATGTAATATGATTCTCTCCAAGACTTAAAATAGGAAACTCACCCTGCATTTTATTGTTCATTGAGGCTGCACCGTTGTACGCATTTTGCATTTCGCTATCAATTGTAATTGAGTCTGCAATTTCTTTTAAATAAATATTTTGGTTGTTTACATACAGCGTTATATTTCCAGCACCGAAAATTGTTATTATCGGCTCAGCCTCAAAAGTTCCAATATTAAAAAGGTTAAACGGTGCGGTTTTCATTATTTTTTGCTCAAACACATCATATCCAAACGGCTGAACCTCAAACTCCACAATAAATCGCTTCAAGCACCTGATAATATGCGAAAATTCAATCTGGTTTGCGACCCTGGCTTTGTATTTTCGGTCAGGTTCATTGCTGAAAATTAGCCAACCCGAACCTTTAAAATGAGCGCAAATTTCATCGATTCTTTTTTCGTTGTTCACAATAAACTCGGCACTTCTGATGTAACTGTCAAAGGCACCGTCTGTTGTGGTTAAATTGCCATGTCTACCGGGAACTGTAAACGTTTCATCACGTCTTTTGGGACTGATTTTTTCTGGGCATCGTTCCATATAAAGCCCGAGTTCACGCGAATTTATGTCTTTAAATATGCAATAATTCAAATTTGTCTCAACCCCTTTTATCCAAGTGCAAAATTGCTGCGCCTGGAGTAAAACTCCAGCTCCTGTGCGAAGGCCTGCACATCTTGCGCTCGGTTGTTTACGAAATTCTCAATGTGCACGGTAATCCCGGATTGTGTGTGATTTTGTGGGTTAAGTTGTGTCCCGTGAAAGCCCGCGCCGGAGGCGATTGCCAGCGTGGGCTCCACGTCGAACTCGGTTGGAATCGAATTTTGCATCTGCTTAGAGACGCTCTTCATGGAATCTGTAAAACCCTCTCCTAAGCCTAGTGCCAGGTTTTTACCGATTTCATTCTCAAAGAGCTTCGATGGCGAGGCAATTCCAAAAAAGCTTTTGATTCCGTTTAAAATCGATTCTCCAAACCCTTTAATTTTATCTAAAACCCAGTTTTTTGCGTCATTTATTCCGTTCCAAAGACCCTGTACCAAGTTTTTGCCTATATCAAGCATTTTCCCCGGCAGTTCACAAATTGTATTCCAAATTCCTGACATTAAATTTTGCGCAGCGTTTATTCCAGCCGAAAGCAGTTGACCTCCCCAATTAACAACAGCTGAGACTGCACCAACAATGCCATTCCAAATTTTATTTGGGAGTTCTTTTATAAAGTTAATAACTGAACTCACAAATTCGCTGGCCTTAGAAATACCTGTACTGATGAGATTCGCAAAAAATGTTCCAACTTTATTGGCCGCATCACAAAGCCAAGTCCAAATCTTGCCGGGCAGTTCAGAGAAAAATGTCACCACTTGTCCAATGAATTCTGGAATCTTCGTTGAAGCAAAATTCCACAGGTCAGCGCCCCACTGAATAATTTGTGCAATCGCAAGCGCTAAGGCGGTACTAAGAAGCTCCGGCAGCTTTCCAAACCATTCACCGATATTTGCAATAAAATTGGGAATTGTCTCGGTAAAAAATGCGACAAATGAATTCCACGCTTCCGGAATCGTTACAGTAAAGAAATTTAAAATTGCCTCCCAAGCTACAGAAAATGCCGTCTGAATATTTTCCCACAAGCCAGTCCAGAAATTTCTAAAGTCTTCACAATTATTCCAAAGTAGAATAAAGCCCGCAACTAGTGCCGCGATTGCTGTAATAATTAGGCCAATCGGGTTTGCACTCATCGCAGCGTTCATCAGCCATTGTGCCGCGGTAACTGCACCCTGTGCCACAGTTAAGGCAATCTCTTTTAATCGCATAAAATCGAGGTTTGACGCCACGTCTAAAATTTTGCTGCCAAAATCTTTCATCTGAGAAAACGCGTCGCTGATTTCGCTTGCAAATTTTACAGCTTTCATCGCAATCATCGCGGTTGTGACGCCTCCGATAGCAATTGCAACCAAGTCAGAATTTTCAATCAGCCAGGAAATGCCGTCCATCAATGGCGGCAAGAGGGTTACCGCCATCTCACTGATACTTTCAATCAGAACGCCCGCGCTTTCTGAGAGCTTATCAAGAGCATCTTTTAAAGCGCCCGATTCGCCGGCTTTTTGGAAAAATTCTGTCAGCTTTGAGGCCGCATTCTGCAGCGGTTCTTGCACTTTGTCGTAGAGCGTGAGGCCCATATCGGCGAATGTATTTTTCATTATCTGAATTTTACTTTCGGTGGTGGCATATCTTTTTTCGGCCTCTTCGGTCAGTGCAACGTTTTCATCCCACGCCGAATTTGATGTGCTAATGGCCTCTGTGAACAAATCATTTGCGTTAGAAGCCCTCAAAAGGGCGTCACGAAGCCTTGTTTCACTGATTCCCATTTCATCAAGAAATTGTAACGCACTTTCATCTTGAAGGTTACCAAGACCGGAAATAAATTTTGTCAAGGCACCCGTCGCATCTTCTGCAAAATACCTTTGAAAATCCGATGTTGACATTCCTGCTGCTTTGGCAAAATATTCAAGCTCCGAGCTGCCGGTTTCACAGGCATTTGCCATTTGGATTATCGCCTTTGAAATCGCCGTACCACCTGCCTGTGCCTCAAGTCCAAGTGAAGACAAAGCCGCTGCAACGCCTAAAATGTCGGCCTCGGTCATGCCAACCTGCGAACCGGCAGCCGAGATGTTGAGCGCCATGTTCGTGACTTCGGATTCAGTCGTTGCGAAGTTATTTCCGAGTGCAACTATCGAAGAGCCAAGCCTCTCGAAATTTTCCTGGTTCATCCCAGTGATATTTGCAAGCCGCGCAAGGGCCGTTGCGGCCTCGTCAGAGCTCATATTTGTTGCAACGCCTAGGTTCGCCATGGTTTCTGTAAACGAGATTAGGTTTTCGTTCTTAATTCCAAGCTGACCGGCAGCTTCTGCAATTGCTGAAAGTTCCGAGGCCGTGGTTGGCATCTGCGTTGACATCGAACGTAAACTTCCTTCAAATTGCTCGAATTCTTCATCGGTTGCGTCAACTGTCTTTTTTACGCCGGCAAATGCGCTCTCAAACTCGATTCCGCCTGAAACAACAGACTTTACTGCACCGACTAAATTTCGGCCAAGCATCTGAATGGCATCGCTGGCCAAATTTGCAATAACGCCCTTCATGACGGTGAATCCTTCACTCAATTTTGAAGTATCTTTGTGAGTTTCATTCAGCCCATCTCCGAGCTGTTCGGTAGCTTTCTCTGCTTCATTGAGCTTGTCTTTATTATCTTTGATGTCGCTGTTTAAGGACTTTATCTGAGTTGCCAGACTTTTAGCCTCGGTGCTGTTTTTGCCCTGCTCAAGAACAACATTTTTATACTCAGTTTGCAGCGATTTTAACTTTTCACCCTGCTCTGAGAGCTCAGTATTTAGCTTGTCAAGTGGCGTCTTTGATTTTTCCAGCTGAGAATTTACGTCTTTTAGCTCATGCTCCATGTTGTTTAGTTCTGCCTCAGCATAATTGAGTTTAGACACCCAAGCTTGTGTCCTTTTATCATTTTCACCAAATGACTTTGAAGCATTATCAAGAGCACTTTTTAAAACTGTGATTTTTTCTTTCTGCGATTCTATTTCTCTTGTTAAAATACTGCTTTTGGATATCAAGCTGTCCATTGAACTTGCGTTCCCTTTAAATGTCGATGTTACCAGATTCATTTCGCTTTTTAGGATTTTGAATGAAGAATTAATTTCTCTTATAGAATTTAAAAATTCGCGTTCACCTTCTACGCCTATCTTCAAACCAAAATTGTCATATCCCATAAATGAATTAACTCCCCCTTTTCATAAAATCGATTAGATGCCAAATGGAATCACATCGTCAATAAATAACTCCCTGCGGGGTTTCGCAAGTCCATAATACTGTTTATGGCACTCTATTAAATCAAGCAGCAAACCTATTGGCATAAGCCATACCTCATCTTCGCTGCGTTTTAAATGCACTGTTCCAAAATAGATCAGCCGAGTAAAAAATTCTTCATCTTTTACCCGGTTTGTCCGTTTTTTGGCTCTGTTTCTTCACTCTCTATGTTCCTTTTTGTCCCTTTAGTCATGGCTTGCATTATGGCATCTTTAAAATTTGCTAAATCCATTGGCGATGTTAACAGTTCCAGCTTTTCTTCTGTCAGAAGCTCTTTTTTCCCTTTTGGATTTTTCATGTTATGTATCATAATGCTTTGATTTGCCAGAAGCACTATCATCCACACGATTTCTTCAAGCACTTCTTCAAATTTTTCAGATTGCATTAGCTTATTTCCTAAATTTTCGAGCCCTCCGTATCTTGCTGCAAGTTCTTTTGTTGCTTTTGTTGTTAAGATTAGCTCATATTCTTCTCCGTTAACTGTAATTGACGCGCTTCTCTCATTTACATCCACCATAGTGTCACTTACTCCTTTGCTTCGGTAAACTCAAAATCAGGCTCGTAAACTTGTGAGAACCAGCCTAAAATTGTATCTGTAGTCACACCAGTTTCACCTTCCGTCACTTCTATTTTCCATGGATGTTTCCCATCTTCGTTTAATTTATTACGCCGCATTACAGTACCTTCAATCGTTGGGGTTGAAAAAGTTATACTCTCTCCTTTTGTTTGTAAACTCGTCGATGGAATCCCAAATTTGACTCGGTATAACCAGAAATATCTATACTTCCCATTTGCTTTCTTTGCTCTAAAACCTACTGCAACAGGTGCAGCAGTGTCTTCTGCTGATGAAACAACTACTCCATTTGCATCAATTTTTGCGCCTATCAAATCCCCAGCTGTAGTTGAACCTATGTCATCAATTCCAAGTGTAAGCGTCCCACTTTTAAATTCTTTAACTACCTCACTGACCCCATCATCTGCAAAAAGTGTTGCTTCTGCAAGTTCTACTGTCAATTCTGCTGTCATTGCTTTTGCTAATATTTGCGGCGTTTCATAAGTTTCATTACCTTGTGTATCTTCAGTTATTTTTGCATAAAATAGCGAATCAAGGCCTATCGTTGCCAATCTAATCTCCTCCTAAAAATTCATAAGTTTTCGCGGCATCGATGGTATAGTGATGATACCCTGTATCCTGCTCATATTCCACATACCACCTGCCGGTAATAGTAAAATCAGACCTCAGCAAAAGCTCAGTAATCTGATTTTTCCTTTGTATGTAATTTGATTTTGTGAAAAGTGAAATTCGTACTTCTGAAACTTCATAGTCAGGTAAATTGTCTGTAAAAACGTCGAAATCATCTGTAATTGGTGTTAAAACCAAATATTCGTCCGGCGGCGGGTCTTTAAATGTCCCTGTTTCAAGCGGAATATTTAACGTTGAAAGGACCTCTTTTAGATCAAATAATATGCTGCCTTTCACAATTTATTTATCTCCTCGCTAAGTTTTTCTGCCATTGCCGCAATACACGCCTTTCTAGACTTATTCTTTGCAGGTTTCAAAAATGGTTTTGGTTTTTGACCCGATTTCCCAAACTCAATCACATTTGCTATCATAGCGTTAGTTATTGTATAGTAACTTCTTTTATTTTTTGCCTCATACTGATTTCTTCTTGGTTCATTAAATCCTACCTTAATATTATGTATCCTCTTATTATCTACATCATCTGGGGATACTCCCAACGAATTAACCAGTTCGCCTGTTGACCGTTTCTTATGTTTTAAATCTTTTCCTATGACGGTTTTTAAATGCGATTTAACACTCTTAAGCATAATATCTCCACCCACTTTTAAAGTCTGTCCAACTATTTTGTCTGTTTCTTTTCCCAATTTTGATATCTTTAATAAAAACTTTTCCGGCATCTTAATTTCGCACTTGCTCATGTCAAATCTCCCCTTTTTTACTCAGATAGATTAACAAGACGCTTCTATTTTCTTGGTTAAAATTTCAATGTACATGTCTTTCCCTTTGATATTTTCTACTGATAATATGCTGTATCTGCCATCGCTACAAGCAATATCCATTTTCGTTGTAATATTTAAATTCGGTATTTTTCTAAATCTAAACAATACTGTTGCTTCTGAAAATGAAGCCATATTGGCCCACATCCGGTTGCCATGCCTATCTTCTCTGTATGCACGAACACTTGCTAAAATTGTCTCTTTTCTCCTAGAAAATCCTTCTGAATCAATAACATTTTCAGCAGAAATTATATCTATAAAGCTATTCATTTTTCCAAACGACATAAGCTTACACCTGCCAGTCTTTATCAAGCTGTAAAAGCCGATTAACCGTACTCCAAACTTGCTCTGACGCTTGCACATTATCGCCCCAAAAACCGGCTGTACTTCCGTCACGGCTCTCGTAAAAGTGCGTTGCCAGCATTATAACAGCCTGTTCTGTTGTCTGCGTCATTGAATTTTCCAAATAATAACCATTCTTCATTTTTTGATAGCTTTCTGCATAACATATGGCAGCATTAATGTAACCCCTTATAAGTTCATCATCTTCGTTATGAAAAAGAATTAGATTTGCTTTTACCTTATCGAGCAAGCCATTCATTTAAATCTACTCTCCCTCTTAAGTACTGTTTTGCTTCATTAGACCGGCTTGTTTTAGTTTCAAAAGCAATGCATTAAAGTCCGATTTTAGCTCTGCAATCGTTGATGCTGTACTTTCATCTTGATTTTCCGCTTGTGTAAATGTTGATTCTAGTCCTAAAACTTTGCCTCCTTCAGCTATTTCCAGTGTTCCACCTATAACTGTTTTTTCTCCGCCTTGTTCTGTATAGTTTTTACAGTTGTATGACATAAAAAAGCTCCTTTCAGTTGATTCAATGTACGTTTACATTGCCTAAGCTTTTTGCTGTAAATATTTTACTGCCTCAGGTAATATGAGCTTACCGTCTACTCGTTGAGTCGCCACAAATCCAATCTGACCAGTTACTGCAAATAGCTCGTTTAAACGCTTGAAACTCCTGCCTTGACGGTCGGCTATCCAGTAATATTTAAAGTCGCCAAAGGCCACTGTTTTGTTCCCCGCAGAGATTTCCGGCATATATGCTGAAGTTAAAACTGGACGGTTTAAAATAGTATCTGGCGTCCCTGCAACCATTGACGGTTGCCAGATATACTGCCCGCCCCCATCCTTTAATTTTCTGATAGCTTTAACTGTGGAGTCATTCATTAAGAATGTTGCGTTTTTGCGGTACGGAGACTTTAAACTGTAAAATAAGTCCATGATTTCATCAAATGAAATCGCAGTCGCTCCAGAGGTAGTTTTTCCAAGCTGACCTCCTCCTGTTGCATCTAAAATTCCTGTTGGTTTACCTGTTCCGTCTCCTACAAAAAACGCTTCTTCCTCTTTTGTGCCAATGCGCCTGCCGAATTCTTTTGCGACATAACTTTCAAGGTCAAAAGCGCTGTCATTTAATAATTCTTCGCTAATTTTTATCATTGTTGCCAGCTTGTATGCACTCAGCGTTACCTGTTTAAAGCTATCATCGCTTTCTGGAATTGCCCCCTCTTCATCAACCCATGAAGCATCGCCTTTCGTTGCTACGACTGGAATTTTACGGTCTCCACTGGACGTTTGAATTGTGTTTGCAAGCCCCCTGAAAATGTCTTCTTCCTCTAAAGCTTCAACTAAAGTATGTTCGAATTCATCAGGCGTTAAATAGCCTCCTTCGGCGTCGCTGCCTATTTGAAGAGCATTCTTTACCTCAAGCCCAGCTTTATTTCTCATTACTTGCCAAAACGCATTTTTATACTCATTGCTAGCTCTACCTGTTTTTCTCGATTTTTCATCAGCTTGAGGTTTTTCTAAAAGAGGCGCACTAGTTGCCTTAGACAGCTCTAAATCAATTGCAGCTTGCTTTTCTAGCCTATCGATTTCTTTCCCAAGATTTATAACCTCTGTTTCCATTTTTTCGTATGTAGAATTATCCTCAGCTGAAACTAGTCCATTTTCACCTCGTCTGCTGTCCAAAAAATTCTTTGCCGTTTCCCACGCTTTTGCACGTTTCTCACGCAATTCAAGTATTTTATTCATAATCTGTTCTCTCCTTTAAAAATTTAATGATTCAATAAAGAAAGCCGCTTTTGTAGCGACTCCAATGTTATTTTTGATTCTCTTTTTGAAATTTTATTGACAATTTTTCTATCAAATGCCGCCTGACTAAATAGCTGCCCTTGCGATATTTCGTAATCAGAATTATTATTCGTATACAAAATTTCATCTGCAAATCCCAACTCTACGGCTTTTTGCGCGTTCATCCAGGTTTCTGCGTCCATCAAACGCGATATTTGGGCTCGTGAAAGTCCTGTTTTTATCTCATAGGCATTTATGATAGACTCTTTGACTTCACTAAGCATCGATATTGCTTTTTGCATATCGTCAGTGTCTCCAAACGCCGCAGCCATGGGATTATGCACCATAATTTGCGATAAGGGAGATACTAAAACTTTCGTTCCCGCCATGGCAACCACTGACGCTGCCGAAGCTGCAATTCCATCTATCTTGACGGTCACATTGCCTTTGTATTCCATCAGCATATTGTAAATTTGCGCTGCTGCAATCACATCTCCGCCAACACTATTTATAAACACCGTAATATCGCCACTTCCGGACATTAGTTCAGCTTTAAATTGTTTAGGTGTTATCTCATCGTCCACCCAGCTATTCTCAGCTATGGTACCTTCAATGCGAAGAATACGCTCATTATTTTCATCACTCGTCCAGTTCCACCAGCGAGCTGTTCTCTTCGGACTGTTCGTTATTTTCTCCATCGATATCATCCTCCTTTGTCTCAGTTTCTTTAGACTCAGAGCGCATAAATCCGCCCGTGTCCTGTAATTTCGTCATTGCTCCGTTAATTAAATATAGGTTGCCACCCAGTTCATCCGAGATTAAGTCCATGTTTTCCAGCTCTCTGATATCATTGGCACTCATCCAACCGTTTTGCCTTGCTGTTGCATATCCATTCATACGGCTCGCATAGTCACCACGCAAAAGGCCATCCACGTTGAACTTTACAAAATAGTCCTTTTTTTCTTTATCTGTAAACAACGACCGTTGAATCGATTGTTCCCACCGCGTAACCCACGGATTAAGCGTATATTTTACAAATTCAAGTGATTGCTGTTCAATATTTGAAAAACTAGATTTTTCTAAGTCTCCGACCATATGCGGCGGAATTCTAAAGATCCTTGCAATCTCATCTATTTGAAATTTTCTTGTCTCTAAAAACTGAGCTTCATTGGGTGAGATTGCAATTGGTTTAAACGTAAGTCCCTCCTCCAGGACAGCCACTCGATGGGAATTTCCACTGCCTTGAAACAGAGAATTCCAGCTTTCACGGAGTTTATCTGGATTTTTAATTGTTGACGGATGTTCCAAAACTCCACTAGGTGACGCTCCATTTTCAAAAAATTTAGCACCATATTCTTCACAGGCAAGTGCCATTCCTACGGCATTTTTAGCCATTGAAATAGGGGAATACCCAACCAAACCATCAAATCCAAGGCCAGGAATATGCAAGACATCCTCTTTTCTTAAATACACTTGCCCTTGCGCTTTGAGCGTAGGATTATCGCTGTCATTGACCATGTATGTGTAATAAATTTCACCGTTTGATGCTCTATCGACTGTCATACGGTTTGGCATAAGAGGGTAGAGAGCCAAAATGTCGCCTTTCCCGTTGCGGATAATCTGAGCGTAGGCGTTACCCCATAAAAGAAGATGACTCATCAACGTTTCCCTGAACACAAACGAAGTCATTTCCGGATTTGGCTCATCATGCAAAAGGCGATAGAGTGGGTGGTTTATGGCTTTTTCTTTTGCTCCATCTTTCAAATATCTATACGTATGTAAGGGGAGACCTGCTATTGATTCGGATAAGATTCGTACACACGCGTAAACCGCCGTTACCTGCATTGCAGAGCGTTCATTTACATTTTTTCCACTTGTCGTTTTGCCAAAAAGCACATTGTAGCTGCTTCCTGACAGATAGTTTTGTGGTTTATCTCTTGAATGGAACAAATTTTTTAAGATTCTCATATCAACAAAAACCTTTCTAGCATTTAATTCTTAAGCCACTAATTTTTCGATATTGGGATATATCCCGTCTTCTTTTAATAATTCGTAGATAAATAGTCGCCCTTTCTGTGTCCAATATGTGTGAACTTTCGTGTGTTGACCGTCATTATCAAGATAAGTGTGTGTTTTCGTGCTTGTATAGCCTTTTTCTGAATATTTTTGATATAACAGCCAAATATCGCCTTGCTTAAACTGGACTCGTTTTTCATGGAGGTATTTATTCATTTTCTTTGCGCTCCAGCCGTAATCCTTAGATATTGTTGATATTGAAACCAAATCTTTACAGTTAAGCACAACATCATAATAGCTCGCTTTCGTCGTCAGCTCTAAAATTTGCTGGGTCTGCACTGCTACTGACTGCTTGAGTTTTTTATTTTTCTCTCGTTCTGCTTTTAATGCACTAAGAGCCGCAATGCCTAAATCCGGATCGGCAATTAAATCATCAATCGCATACATTCCATGTTTGCGGATTGCAGGTAAAACCTCGCTCGTCACCCAACGTTTAAATTTTTTTGCACTTGGCAGTTTGCTTGATAAAATCAAACTATAGAGACCACTCTCGTTGATAACTATTGTTTCTTTATCTTGATTGCCATCAAATACCATGGTTTTTTGCCTGTCTTCAGTATCGACGTGCCTATTTATATCTCGACTACCGTTTTGGTACCCGAGAATTTCAGCAATATCTTTCCCCACAAAATAAGGCTCATCGTTGATTGTCACCGTTCTGACTTCACCAAACTCTTGGTTTTTAAATACTTTTAAGTTGTTCATAAATAAACCCTCCAAAAAAATTTTTTAAAATAACAAAATGCCAACATTTCTGTTGACATTAAAAACAAATTAATATTTTATTTTGCCGCCTTACTCGATTAAAGAATGAGTAAACCTCTCTCCTCGTAGACAGAATTATAGTTTTCACCCAGATTCCGAATAGCTCGGTCTAACGCCATTATTGTTGCAACAACTCCATCTATTTTCTCTGTGGATTTTTCTTTATCGGGCTTGATATTCCCTGCTGGGTCAGTACGAATAAATATGTTGTCCATCATCCAACTCAGTACCGGATGTCCACCATGCGCAATCTTCTGCTCTAAAGTGAGTTTCATAAGTTCCTTAGTTGGAGGGCTCATATCTTTAAATCCCTGCCCAAATGGAACAACTGTAAACCCCATGCCTTCAAGATTTTGAACCATCTGTACTGCGCCCCAGCGGTCAAATGCTATTTCTCGTATGTTGTACTTCTTTCCAAGCTCTTCGATGAATTCTTCAATATAGCCATAGTGGACTACATTGCCCTCGGTAGTTTTTAGATGTCCTTGCCTCTGCCATACATCGTAAGGTACATGGTCACGATTTACTCTGAGGGTAAGATTGTCTTCCGGTAGCCAAAAATAGGGGAGAATGTGATACTTATCGTCTTCACCTTCAGGAGGAAATACAAGAACGAACGCAGTAATATCCGTTGTTGAGGATAAATCTAAACCACCATAGCAGACTCTGCCACGCAGCTCTTCTTCATTCACATTAAAGCTACATGCGTTCCATTTATCCATCGGCATCCACCTTACTGCCTGTTTTACCCATTGATTCAGCCGAAGCTGCCTAAAACTATTCTCTTCGCCCGGATTTTGTTTTGCTGATTCACACGCTGCTTTAACTTTATCAATCCCTACTGTTATCCCAAGCGATGGATTTACTTTTTTCCAAACCTCAGGATCTGTCCAATCATCCGACTCTTCTGCTCCGTAAATCACAGGATAAAATGTCGGGTCAATTTTTCTGCCCTCAAGGATGTCTTTGGCTTTTTGATGCGTTTCATAACAAATGCTGTGTGTATCGTTTCCAGCTGTTGTTATTAAAAAGTATAGCGGCTGTGTTCTTGCGTCACCTGAACCTTTTGTCATAACATCGAAAAGTTTTCTATTTGGCTGCGTATGTAATTCATCAAAGATCACTCCATGAATATTAAATCCATGCTTCGAATACGCTTCTGCTGATAATACCTGATAAAAACTGTTGGTCGGCTTATAAATAATACGTTTTTGCGAAGTTAAGAGTTTTATTCTTTTTGCTAAGGCCGGACACATTCTTACCATGTCAGCTGCAACTTCAAAAACTATCGATGCTTGCTGCCTATCAGCAGCACAGCCATAAACTTCAGCTCGTTCTTCTCCGTCTCCACAGCAAAGAAGTAACGCTACTGCCGCGGCAAGTTCACTCTTCCCCATTTTTTTGGGAATTTCGACATAAGCTGTGTTAAACTGGCGATACCCATTAGGCTTTAAAATCCCAAAAACGTCTCGTATAATTTGTTCCTGCCACTCAAGTAGTTCAAATTGCTTTCCTGCCCACGTACCTTTTGTGTGGCACAGACATTCAATAAACTGAACCGCGTAATCTGCCATTTTTTTATCATAATGAGAACCTTTTGCCATAAATTTTGTTGGCTTGTAGTTTTTCAGTTTCCTCATGAATTTCGCACAACCCACCCTTCCTTGCTAAATCAATATCACAAATAAATTGTTTTGCATTAAGCTTTAAGATAAATCTCTTTCACAAGTTCAGCATAAGGAATTTGCGCCTTGCCTCGTAGAACATAAATATCGTTGGGTGATATTCCATTTTCGACAGCTCGTCTCAAAATTACAGATGCATATTTTTCGTCAAGCTCCATCGTATGACAAACTCTATTCATCTGTTCACACGCTACAAGAGTCGATCCACTTCCTCCAAACAAGTCTAGAACGATCCCATTTTCCTGTGAAGACATTTTTATCGGATATGCTATTAAAGATAACGGCTTTGTTGTCGGATGAAGTTGTGATTTTGAAGGTCTATTAAATTCCCAAACGGTTGTCTGTTTTCTATCCCCATAAAATTTGTGTTTAGCTGTATTTTTGAATGCATAAATAATGGGTTCGTGCCGCATTTGATAATCCATTCTACCAATTACGAGAGCATTTTTCACCCATATGCATGTCGTTGAATAATGAAATCCTGCATCTACTGTAGCATTAAAAAAATTTACTTTCTCAGCATCAGAATGAAAACAATAAAAAGCGGAACCGTCTGATAAGTTGTCATATGCATTTTTAAACGCATCCAAAAGAAACTGATAAAATTTTTTTGAGTTATTCCAGCTATCATTTATAATTTTCATTCCTGTGCCACCTTCATATGAGCAATTATAAGGCGGGTCTGTTACAACTAAGTTTGCACGTTTTCCGTCCATTAATGCAGCTACATCTTCAGCGCTTGTTGCATCTGCACACATTAATCTGTGTCTGCCGACTATCCAGATATCTCCGCGTTCCACAAATGAGGCTTTTTCCAGCGCGGCGGTCAAGTCAAAGTCATCATCTCGGACTTCTTTTTCTCCTGTTTTTTCAAATAAGTCGGCAATCTCGGCTTCTTCAAAGCCCGTCAGCGATACATCAAAATCCGACCCCTGCAAGTCTGAAATGAGCATTGCTAGTTTATCGGTATCCCACTCGCCGTTGATTTTATTCAGTGCGATATTTAGGGCTTTTTCTTGTTCTTCATCCATCTCAACTACAACACAATCAACTTCTTTTAGTCCCAAATCGACAAGAACCTTTAACCTTTGATGTCCTCCTATAACTCTTCCTGTTGTTTTATTCCAAACAACGGGCTCTACATAGCCAAACTGCTCCATGGAACGCTTTAATTTTTCGTACTCAGCATCGCCTGGCTGCAAATTTTTTCTTGGATTGTACTCAGCTGGATTGAGTTTTGAAATGTTCATTTTTTCTATTTTCATTTAAAATCGCGTCTCCTTTCGCCATTCTATGATTCCGCAAAATGCCAGTAAGATCTGTACAAAGTCAAGCATTGCTCGACCATACACTCCATTTGTGTAATCCAGAATGAACCAGCAAACGTCTCCAACCAGCCATATGTAGAAACAAACTATGTTTTTTCTAATATTAAAAACAGTCCCGATTAACGAGACTGCCGTTAAAAGCCATGTTATATCCATTGTTCTTTTCTCCTCCTCGGCGGGCGATTGCATACATCATACTGTGCATATAACTAAATCGCAGGCATAAAAAACTATTATTTTGCTTCAATTTCAGCGTGCGAATTGCTATGCGCGACCACGCGCCTTTCTTGCAGTAAGCAACAATTCCATATCATCATTTAGAGGTGTATCTACAAACTCAGTAGAACAGTTCTGTTTAACTATATCAAAAATCTCGTACCAAAGAAGGTTTGCCTGCTTCTGAAACGAAATGCTCATCTGCACAAATGGGTTAGCTATAGCATTTCCTGTTGTTGGATGTTTCCCTAAAAACCCGAATGTACTTATGGCTTCCTCGCACTGAATAAACCTTGCAAACGCCTGTGAGTAAGCCTCGACCAGCCGTGGGTTTACGAATTTCTCACACCTTCGCTCTTTCAGCCATATCCACGTTTCCCTGAAAATTTTATCTGCGCCCAGAGGTTTTCCGTTTTTCTGCTGTGCATTTAAATATTCACTCGGTTTTGGTATGTTTTCACCTTGTAGCTCTGACATCTCTGAAAAGTCATTTAAATCAAACTGTTCATCAATCTCGAACTCTGAGATATTAAGTACATTCGCCGATTTTCCTGCGGCTATTTTATCTACTAACGCATTTGGCTTGCTGCCTGCTCGTGTTCGTCTGCCTCCTCTGTTTGTTCCGTCTTTTGCCATAATTTTTCACCCCTTTTTTAATAGGAGGTTTGAATCGAACTTTTTGTGCGTGACACCCCAGCCCCGTTGGGTTCGACATCTTTCGCAGAGATTTTTATACCCCCATTTCGTTCTTTTTCTACATTTTTTATGTGCGGATTACGCACATATTGGATTGATAAACCGCATATGATTTCTATTCTAAAATTTCATACTCTAAAGTGAAAATTTTTCTTTTTATTATCCCCATCTGCCTCCTTCAGTTGCTGTAATCCTTGAGTGGCAGCTCTTGCAAAGGCTCATCAAATTGTCTTCATGATGTGTGCCACCTTGAGAAAGAGGAATGATGTGGTGTATTTCCCGAACTGGAGTAATCTTACCATGCTTCTCGCACAGCTCACAAACAGGATGTTCTTTGATGTAAAGCTGTCTGATTCTCCGCCAGCGGTTGCCGTAGCGCTTGTAAGTGCTTGGGTCACGCTTATACTTGTTGTAATGCTTCTCTGCTAACTTTTTATGCTCTTCGCAGTATCTCTCATCCGTCAGGGCAGAGCAGCCGTTCCATCGGCATGGGCTTTTTGGTCTCTTCGGCAATTAAATCACTCCTACACAACAGAAGCCCTCACTTAACGTGAAGGCTCATGTTTTATATTTTTCTAATTATAACAGTATCATACTTTCATACTCTCTTGCAACTAACATTTACTCTCATGCTTAAGAAATTTTTATAAATTTTAAAGCCTTAGCGTGCATTCTAAAAATATGTTGTATGCTATATGCCATTTCTACTGCGATTTGTTCCCATTTTTTGAATTGTAAATACCGTAGCTCTAAAAGTATTTGGTATTCTGGTTTTTCAATTCGCTTTATTTTTGAGGTTATTTCAGCCTTTAAATCTATGAGTTTATCTAAATCGTTATTTATTTTATTTTCTAAATCTACAATTTTTAATATTATGCTTTCCATTTGCTGATTATTTTTAGAACAGGAAACAAGGGGATCGTTAAGTATTGACGTAGCTTTAGTTGCCAAATCATATAAACTTTTAATTTCCTCCAACTCCCTGTTGATCCGGTGGTCTATTAGGTACACCTGAGAAAGATATTCTTTTGTTGTCATTTTGCATATCTCCTTTTCCCGTATTTGCAGCCGATCCACGTTATTCGTTTCATTTTGTTGCCATATGGATCGACATTCACAAGAGCTTTATAATACACACTCTCGGGATTGCCACATTCGTAAGCCGTCCATTTTCTATCGCTCATAGTCTTGTCCGGCCTAGTAAACAGGCAAGATATGCACTTTATATGATTTTTCTTATTTTTCTTGACCATAAAAGTCAACCTCCAAATTACAAATTTTAAAATATAAATCCTTTGAGCTTTGTAATTTGAACTTTGTGCTTTGACTTTTGTTCTTTGTACTATGTACTTTGCTTTAGTTTTGTTCCGGCATCACCCCTTTCAAGATGTCTTTTACTTCTTCAAGGCTCGTAACTTTAACTGCTATACCACCAGCGTTCTGGATTTTATCTATCGTTATTTCTTGCAGCTTTGAAAGTCTGCCTTTTTCGGTTTTAACTTCAAATGCTAGAAATTTTCCATGGTAACAACAGACGATATCCGGAATCCCAGCAGTACTGTACATACCGCCGTGCTCCTTAAATGCAAAGCAGTATGGCTGTGCTTTTAAATATTTTAAAATCTGATCTGTTATGGTTTTTTCCTTCATAAATTCATTTTACCCCCCTATAACCCTCATCTGTCCTCACTTTTTGAAAAAAGGTTATGTCGATCAAACCAAATAGTAAGCCATAGTTTTTATAAATATAACCTTTATAACCTTATAAAAATAAATATATATATTTATAGGAGTTTATTTAATTCAATATTTAATTCAAATTAATATATAAACTCCTTAATATAATGGTGTGTGTGCGAAAAAATGAGGTTGTGAGGTTATATTTTAAAAAACGGCTGTTTTATGCGGTTTTCAGCGTTTTAGTTTTCACCTTTTATAACCCTATCAATACAAAAACATTTTTGATTGATACCGTTTATCCATTTTGATACTTGCATTTTGGTATGCCCTTTATTATCGATTTTCGTTTCGATAAAATTTCGCTCTTTAAAACCACGTGTAACTTTTGAATAATCGAACCCATTATCTGAAAGAGCTTGGCGTAAAATACTTGGAATAATGTACACTTTGTTTTGCTCGATTTTCCCATAACAGGGTGTACTGTCCGGTGAAAATCGATTTTTGTTACTAGTTATCCAGTCTGTTACAAAGTCCCATGCTCTGTCGATTGTATCTGATTTTTGGAGTTCCTTGCAGTTCTGGAGTATCTTCGTTCCTAGATTTACTGCTTCGTTCCACGCTCTGTTTTTTTCCGTGTTAAATATCGCAATTGACGAATAATAATCTCCTAAACACACCAATGAAACATTGTCTATCTGAGCTTTTGGTGCTTCAAAATTGCATTTTTGGGCTATTTCCTTAGAAATCTGCTCATAAAGCGGCTTTGAACAACGTTCACCAACATTTTTGATAACGTACTTTATAAACTGTTCACCGGCTAAACCGTAGTGCTCCTTGCTCACAATATGCAAATCATGTGCAAAACCAACATCATCAACGGGCCTTCCATATAGCTCTAAAACTCTGGTTATCGCTCCATCATTGCTTGATTCATTGCTTATCGGCTGTTCTCCGGATGTAATCATAATATTCTGCCAAGTAGGAATATTTTGCATTCCACCGTTTTTGTTGCCACGAACACGTCCATATCCATTGCCTAAACTATAAATAATCTTTTCTAAAGACAGCCTTCGGTCATTTAAAACCTGTAATTCATCAATCGCAAAGGGTAAATGTTTTAAAATTCCTGCCATGCGCTCCAGGCCAACACTCGTGGCATTAAAACTACCCATAAGTTTTGATGCGTCACCCCACACACTTACTGCAAACTTCATCACTGCAGTTTTGCCGCTTTGTGAGTCATGCCAAATATGGATAAAAAACACTCTGCTATCTAGCAATTTCAAAAGAGGAGATGCAAACGAAGCACTTAAAATAAATCTGGCAAATGGATTTTTACGGGCAACAACAGCATATTTCTTCCATATATCCATGCTGCCGTGTGGAATAGTTGCATCTATAATTCCGTTGACCTCACTGGATTCTGACTCAAAAATGATTTCTTTTTGCGTGCAGTAAGGAAAAAATGATCGATTATCCAGCCATCCAACTCTTGCAATTGAACGTACAAGTGGAATTTTATCTATATTTGCATTTTCATAATCGCTCAAATACGCGACTAATTCTGCTGCGCTGCTCGATGATATTGGAAGGCCGGAATCTGCGTATTTTATTATAGAGTTTCTATTAAACACACTTGACCTTGAAGCAATGAGCTTTTTCCAACGTCCGTCTCTAAAAAAACTAAGTTCTACTTTTTCACTGCCGTCATCGAAATTTTCAAGTCTTTTTGTTATAACTACCGGACTTTTACAAACAGAAGTAACTATGTTTGAGTCCTTGCAAACAGATACTTTTTGAATTCCTTGATTCATTGACACATTCCATCCCTGTGGTATAACTGCTCCATTTAATTTTATACCTTTAAGGCCAAGATGAATCGTTTTTTCGTCATTGCAATTAATGCTGTTTTTCTTACTTTCAAAGCGAACTGCTTTTTCAAAATCTCGTAGGTTAACTTTACCTTTAAGCTTAGTCTTAAGTCTTGCGTACTCAGCTGGCATACTGAATTTTGCCCAAGCACAAAGTTTCATATTTCCCTTTGAAAAAATTTTATCAGATGATACTTCTCCACTATCAAGCAAATCCATAAAACTTTGTTCTTTGCTCGGTGTTCCATGTACAATTGGAGCTTTTACATTGCACTTTTTACTGCATTCAAATCCAAGATGTTCTTGAATATATTTGCAGGTATGTGGTTTATTTTCCTTGACTGCATGTTTAATTTTCCTGTCGGTCTCACTTTTATCGTATTTTGGATATGGTTTACTTAGCTCATGAATCGCTTTGACACCATCTTTTGTCGGAGCAAGATTGGTAATCATTGCGTGCCAATAAGGCTCAGAGAGATTTTCAGCATTTTCCTTGCAATATTTAATAAAGTCACATTTTTCAATTATTCTATTTGTCTCACCAGTTTGAGAGTTTTCTAAATATGATTTTGCACCCTTTGACTCAGAATGCACCAAATAAGGCTCAAAATCAGTTAAATGATATTTCATCTTATTTAAATTTAAAACTTCGCAAATTGCCCTATTTTCAAGCTTATGGTTAATGCTTCCAGGCACACGTAAAACTCTAGCTAAATCCGATACATTATCAAGCTTCCAACCACGGTCAATGGCTTTCGCACTAAGAATTTTGCTCCAACCTCTAAAAATTGAAGAAATATAGTCTTTATCATTTTTGCTTTGAATTTTAAAGGGGTTATCTAAGAGCCAATATGCATGAAGACCATTCCCTGAATTTACGATAATACTAGGCTTTAACGGGAGTGAATTTAAAAATTCCATTGCCTCGTTAACAGAACTTGGTAATGCTGTTTCAGCATGAGCTTTGCTCTTTATATCGATATCAGCATACAAAGTCGTGACAACCAAAATATCACTATTCCTGCCACGAAGATTATTAGGCAAAATCTTTTTTCGCAGTCCCACACCAAAATAAATATTAGTTTTGTTACTATATTTCTTGACTGCCTGCTCTAACTTTTCAAGCTCACTCAATTTAAACCACAAAGTCCTGCGTTCAGGCAATAGCGTAAGCGTTATGTAGCCTTCATCACACCCTTTATAAATTTCAGCAAAAAATTCTTTTGTATCCATAAGTTTTAATCCTCCTAAATTTCATGTAATGTTCCAAATGTTTTGCCAACCTCAGCCTCTGCTATTATCGGTACATCAAAGTCTTCAAATGGCTGTTGCTCCATACAACTTTTAACAAATTCAACAGATTCGTTAACTTTATCTTCCGGTACTTCAAAGATTAGTTCATCGTGAACTTGTAACAACGGTTTTAGCCACAAACGCTCCGATAGTCCTTTAATAATTCGTCCCATAGCTAATTTTAAAATGTCTGCAGCTGTACCTTGTATTGGTGTATTGAGCGCACATCTTTGTGCAAAGCTCTTTTTAGCCCAATCAGCAGATGTAATGCTAGGCAAATATCTGCGTCGCCCCAGATAAGTCTCTGTATAGCCATCCTCCGCAGCCTGCCTTTTTACTTTTCTCTGCCAGATTTCAAGCCCTTTGTACCCGGCTTTCAAGTTACTGATTATTTCATAGCACTCATCTATCGATTTACTAAGTCCAGCCTTAAACTTCAATGTTCTCTGCAGACCTTTTGGAAACAACCCATAAAACACTCCAAAATTGCAGTTTTTGGCAATCGTGCGTCTTTCTTTATAATGACTATTACCTTTGTCAATAGCCTCTGAGAACGGGATATTGAATATAACTGAGGTGGTTTGAGCATGAATATCGCCGTTATTTCTGTATGTTTCAAGCATTTTTTCATCTCTGCAATAAAACGCACCGACACGCAGTTCTATCTGAGAAAAATCAAGTGATATCAGCATTTTGCCTTTCGGAGCTGCAATAAACTTCCTAATACCGATTGGGTCGTTATCCTTACGGGGACAATTTCCCGTAATGCAAACTTGTCCAAACCGCCTTACCACAATAAATTCGCTTGGTACAGATACGCAATAAACTTTTCCTTTATATGCAAAAACCTCCTTCTTAGCATTTGCTGTTTGGCTGAATAGGCTGTCTGTAATATCAAGCTGATAATTAATCGCGGAATTCGAATTTTTGTTCCAATATTCTCTTAAATGTGCTCTCGTTCCTGTCAAAACATAAAGTATCTGCATCCAATCTACATTTTCCTTTACTGAGCTACTATAAAAATTGCTCCGTGTAAAACAACCGTCCCAATGTTGAATTTCGTCAAGAATTGTTTTTACAGTGTTTCTATCATAATTTAATAGCCATTTCCCAAAACACTTCTTGTCTCCTAAAAGACTTTTTATCCATTCAACTAAAGGACCTTTCATTATCCGTATTCGATATTGGCCGCTTTTTCTAAACCCTTCGCCATACTTTGTTTTTGTAACATCCAAGGCATATTTTAATCTGTAATACTTTCTTTCTTTTGAAAAAGAAAACTCTATACCACCATCTCTATAATTTCCGTCTGCTTGAGTTGCACACAAAATTATAATTTGATGAATGTTCATTTTCTTTTTCCCAAAATGGTATTGACCAGCATGAAGTTGCCTTGCATCCATAAGATAGTCTTTAGCACTAACCACTGTCCACTTATTACTCTTCCTGCTTTTCAATAAACATCTATGTTCAGGCGTCATACAAAGGTTTATATGCTGATTTGTTATTTGTATTAGCTCTCCTTCATAATTTTGAGATATTATTTCCATAGGCTTTACAAATTCTATCTCTCCATTTTCCCATTGAGCTACTTCATCGTCATTTCTTAATTCAGAAAATAAAACAAATCCTCTTTTTGTAAGAATTTCAGTTTTATCATCAAAACAATTTTGAAGATTCGCGTTACGACTTGCAAACCTCCCTGTCTCCGTGGCCAACGGCATTAAATCGGGGTGTATGCGGTTTGTTGCTGTGTTTAAGAATTTTAAATAGCCGTCAATGTACGTCGACTTTAGCTTATTCCACTTGCGGTATTCTGTAATCATCTGAAATATTGACACCAGCTCAGGCCGATTTTGATCACACCACTCGGACAATAAAATTAATGCTTCATCGTCAACAGCTTCACTGAATTTTTCTGTTGTTTTCAGTACCGGCAAGCCAAGCGTTTTATACAAATAATCTTTAAAAGCTTTGGTACTTGCATTTGCGCCAACATCAACTCCATCAGTCATAATTGCAATATCCTCTTTAAGTTGATCTATTTGCGAGCCTGCTTCTATGCCTTTTTTATGCATCAAATCAAGGTCTAATGGTACCCCGTTATACTTCATAAGCCCAACGTACACCGCAGTAGGGGATTCAATTTGCTCTACGATAAACCGGTGCTTTGGCATGTTTTCAGCAAACCATTTATTAAAAAGATGATAAAGCTGCAAAGCGTAGTCTGAATCTGCACAGGCGTAGCGAATTGTTTCAAAATCCTCAGAATTTAGTTCGTCAAAGAACATACCATTTGTGACATCTTCAAATGTAGGAAGTTTATCCTTAATAAGTTTCTGAACAAGATTTTTAAGACCGCAGTCATTAAGTTTTCTAAACTCTGTGTCTGTTTTTAACGTCATTTGAGCTGCAGCCAGCGTGTCATAAATTTTACACTGTGGAATACAGCCCAGAGCATAGAAAAACATTGTCTCAAATGCCGCATTATGAATTACCACAGTCAGATTCTCATTCATCAAAATATTTTGTTTAATCCATCCCCAGGTGTCCACAAAGTCAGCATTCAAGCCGACTTTGTGATGGAACGGTACATAAATACCGCTGCCTTTTGAAGCCGAAAAACTCATTCCAGTAATGGTTGATTTATGTGCATCTAGCGCACTTTTTTCGTCATTTCGATACTGAGGCAATGGCGATGTTTCTATGTCCAAAGCTAAAATTTTAGAATTTTCAATATACTTTGCAATTTCTTCTTTATTCAAAGCCAATTTATATTCCATCAAACTTCCTCCTAATCACTCAAAGCTGTAACTTCGCCTGTATTTTCATCAACTTTTGCTGCATTTTGGCTGTTTTGAGCATAAAGTTTAATTTGTTCAGAAAGTTTTTTTATCAATTGAGTTTCTTTATCAGAAAGTGTCCTCTCAACCGCAAATTGAACTTGAGAAAACGCTATACCGCCTTTGTTAACCGCTTTTTTGAGTGAAAATTTAGTCACAACAGAATCTGATTTTTTTCCAGCAACAAGCACTCTTCTTATGTATCTTGAAAAGTCCTTATTGGAACTTGTTGGTAAAAACAAAATAGTCGGAAATATTTCATTTTCCCTGAGTAAATACATTTGATGCTTATTTTTACAGGCTTTGCTGCCGTTATCGCCGCTACCAAACCTATTGTTCGGACAGCTCTGACAAAAGCCACCCGGCTCGCCATGCCCATTTACTCCATCAAAACTCAAACAGTCTGGTGGATTACTGTTACCTGTGTATTTTTCTCGATAAAACGTGTACATCGGGTGGTGGTACAAAATTACCGCAGAAAATTCTTTTACTGCATCAGGTTCATTCGGATTATTCCCAGGCACTTCGAACATTGTTCCTCCGCCAGCAGGAATTTTTATTCGTTCAAAGCCACTATCTAGGCCAGCTAATTCTTCAGAAAATCCTTCGCTGATGTTAAAGTCTGCAAGGCACATAAAACCTTGATTTTTTATTGTTAATTCATTATTTGTCATATATAAACACTCCTATTTTTTATTTTTTCTTATTGAAACTGATGTTTTTTCAAATACACTGACTAACCCTTCAAGCCACTGCGGCAGGGAATCGTTGTTCTCTGAAATTTGCTCTTTTACAAATGCTGACAGAGAACTTGGATTTACTGTCTCAACAACTAAATCACCGTATCCTGCATCTTTGAGCAATGCATAAAGCTCGTCTTTTCTGCCAGCTTTTGCCGATGCTTTCGTGCTTGTTGTTAAAGAAAACATTGTTCCGCTTCGCGTAAAATTCTGAGTTTCGCTCAACGTCATTAGTTCAGCTAGAGCCGACTCTACTTCAAAAATCATGTCATTAACACTTTTAAGAGATGTCTCAATCTCTTTTTTCTTGTCACGCAAATTTTTAAGCCTATCTGCCAGTTCAAACATTACATTGTTATCCACTTTTAAATACCTCCGATCTCGTATGGATTTAATCCACGTCTATATTCATCAATTAAGCTTTTTGCTAAATTTGCCTTGTTCTGAAGCGTAATTAAGACTTTTTCATCTACTGTTCCTTTTGCAATCAGATAGATATAAGTGCAGTTTTTTTGCTGTCCAGCTCGATGGATTCGAGCCTTTGTCTGCTCAAAATTACTCATTGAATAATCCATTGAGTAAAATACCATCGTTGATGCTGCAGTAAGCGTTATACCAAGCCCAGCAGTCGCAATCTGACCCACAAATACTAGTAAGTCTGAATCGTTTTGAAACTGCTCTATTTGCTCGCTGCGATTTTTTACGTTGCCGGTAATAACTGAAAATTTAAGTTTTTTCTTTGAAAGTAAGTCTGTTATTGCCTCAATCTCAGGAATAAAACGGGCTATCACCACAAGTTTTTTACCGCTTGACGTCATTTCATCTACGATGTCTTCAAGTGCCGCAAGTTTGGCTTTGCTTACTTGATGCACTTTTTTGCCTTCGTCATCACCTAAGAATCCGCCTGTAAGTTGGGAAAGGCGCAGTATTTTAGTAAGGATATTTGTCGCTGTTACTTCGCCTCTGGAAAGCTCTGCAAAGCTGTCTCTAACAAGATGTCTATAAACATTCATCGCATTAGGTTCAAGTTCTATATATCGCACCATATCGGTTGTTTCAGGTAAATCCAAACATTCTGATTTTGTTGCTCTGAACGCAATACTGTGAATTTTCTCCTTAAGTTCAGGTTCCATTGACTTCTTAAGAACTGGAACATGATTTCCATAGCCAACCATGTCGAAGTAACGGTTTCTAAATGTATAAAAGCTTTTACCAAATATCTGAGGCTCTAGAAATTTATACTGCGAAAAAACATCAATCGCTTTGTTTGTTATCAATGTCCCCGTTAGGATCAACCTGTAACTTGCTTTTTCACCTAAACTATGCAGGGACTTTGAAGTTACGGTATTATGGGTCTTTATCTTATGAGATTCATCGCAAATAATCATGTCAGGTTTCCAGCTTTTAATTTGAGGTTCAATCCTCCAGACAGACTCATAATTTACAACCGCAACCTGAAGGCTGTGTCCTTGCATTTTTTGCAACAGCTCAGTTTTCTTAGCAGTATTGCCTTTTAAAATCGATAGCTCATAATCAAAATCTGCAAACTTCGAAAATTCTTCTTCCCATACTCCGCAGATAGACAAAGGGCAAACTATAAGCAGCTTTCTGATTTTTGATTCTTTAGCCAATGCTCCTGCAACTGCAATTGAAACTATTGTTTTCCCTGTACCTATCTAGCCCATTTCCATAAGTAATGCAGCTGATTTACCTCTAGAAATGTTCATTGGCACCACCTCCGATTTCTTTTGAAAAATGTATTTTTGCATGTTCTGATTGTGATTTCAGTACCATTAAATTTTTAGGACAATTGTTTCTTATATTGCCGTCCAGATGGTGAACTACCTCTCCGGGCTTTAGATCTCTACCTATCATTTTTTCAGCAACTACCCTGTGAAGATGTCTGCCTAAAAATTTAATATATGTTTTTCCGAGTCCTCTGCCACGCTGGTTATTGCCAGACTTTATTCTTGCACTTAAAACTCCTCCGGGTTTATTCATTGGATTTATTTTTTTGTTGTACTCTGATATTCTTCTGGAATTCCAAATCCTGAAATGATCAAGACTACAAAAGTTATGTTTATGGACTTCCAATTCTTTTTTTTAGAAATATTTTCCCGCAGAGCGTGCACTTCGCTTTGACCATTTTGCTCAATTAATTCATCTCCTGACTTTGTAAGTCCAAAACACTCACAAACAAATTTAAATGCTTCTTCTTGATGACGATACGGTATGGTTTTTATCGGCATCTTTAAATTGCTAATTACCAAAATTAAAACTCCTTGATTTCAATTTTTTGAACACTGTCCTGCGGAATTATGACCATTAATTTTTGAGCATTTCCAAACCACCTACTGCGCATTCTTTCAAGAAGCGGCAGCTTTTTAAATTCCGCAATGCTTATCGGTTGTTCATCCTCCCTTCTTACTGTGATTTTTAATTGATGCTTACACATAATATTTCACCTCAATTCCGAGACCTGACTTTTTACTTTCTTAAAAATATCTCTATATATAAGCCACGGCAGAAGCAAAAGGTAACGATTTTTTTATAAAAAAATTTCCCACCTGCTATAACGCAAGTGGAAATGGGAATTAAAGTAACTTTTTTAATTTAGCTTTTACGCGTTGTACCTGCATTTTGATGCTTCCAACGCTAGTCTTATTAATTTTTGCATATTCAGCCTGCATCATTGGCTGCTTGTCCAAATAAAGTTTATGTATTAGCTCCTGCTCAGACGGTTTAAGTTTAGACATTGCATTATACAACTTGTCTATTTCAAACTTTTGCAAAATATCTTTTCCGATATCGATACTTTCACCTGTTATCAAATCAGCTTTATCGTTTAATTCATTTAAACTCTGATGTCGCCTTGTCTCTCTTCGATTGCTATTTTTTATCTCATTGTCGATTTGCAACATAGTTTCACCAAATCTGTTTGACACTTCGATTTCAATTTTTTCTCCAGTTAAAAATTTGTACTTTATTACCAT